TGCCGGTAACGCTCCGGTCCTATCTAGCTTGGAAGGCTAGTGCACATCTATCTATACCAACGCCGCGTTTCTCAATGCTTTTCGCCGTTCGTGTGCAGCTTTCGCCGCAATCGAGAGGTTTCTCTTGTGCTCATCACTTTTCGGCTTGCCTGTGAGTTTCTCCTTAGAGTTTGCTCCGATGAGCTGTTTAGTTTCGGCACTCAACTTTTGCCCGAGACGGCGAGTGTTCCCCTTTCCTTTCTCGCTTATGATTTGCTTCGTCTTGTCGGAATGAGTTCTACCTTTAAATTTAGGCATTCCTGATGAGTTTATATAGCTGAACGATCCATGTCCGCCCAAGCATAGATTATATGCTTCAGGTTGTAGCACTACAAGTTCTTTTTCTTTGGCATTTGCCTCATCTCGATTATCAAAAACATGAAGGATTTCTTTGTCAAAATTTTCGCGGCCAAAATCGAGTACCGCTTGTTTTATTCGTTTTCCAGAACCTAAATAAGAATCATGTACATCGGATGTGCTGTGTTTTCCAACATAAAATTCGCCTGTTATTCGATTGGTCACTCGATAAACTACATAAACTCGTGGCTTCGTCATAAGCTTGCACCTTATGAGTTTTTGGTGCCCCCATCCGGACTTGCGCCGAACTTTACCGCTTACAAGGCGGTTACATCGCTACCTATGTTTTGAGGGCCTACATGTTAGGGCAGGCTGTCGGGTTCGACACCGACTGGTTGCAGCCAACCTTATAGCAACCGTTCTCGAGCCTGCACGTCCATCCGCGCTGAGCCTGCACGATCACGTTGCAACGATGCGCGGTAAGTGTCAATGGGTTCCAAACTCAAACGTCGTACACGGGACGCGACTGCGGCTGATACGATCCCTCGTAACGAATGTTGGCTGCAATTTCATCCGGGCGACGAAGTAGGTTGCGCTCTCTCAAATACTTCAGAGCCTGAGTGCAGCTGTCGACCAAATCGTCGTGCTTGCCGCGTGGAAATTGTTCTGCCTGCGCGATGACTTCTTCAGCCCATGTCTTATCCGGCGCGTAAACAAAGCCGCCTGAGAATATGGGTTGCACGGCATATGCACGAGCCACCTTGTCCGCGTTCCCCGGATTCACGAGTTGGACGCCCCAGTTCGCTGTTTTATTCAGTCGCTGAATCTCCTGCGCGACGGACAACCCAGACGCCTTCGACTCGATCAACAGCATATCGACGTTGTAGCGTTGGCACGAGTCGATGACCCATTCAACAAGACCGTAAGAGTCCTTCTGCCGGATACGAAATGCGTTCTCCGTTTCGCCAGGTTCCTTGATCAATTCCGGCCCATGAATGTTCAGGCGCTTAGCCCAAGCATACATCAACATCAACGACGGGATTGTGTCTCGCTCGTCGATGAGCTCGGATATCTCGCCATCACGCGACAACAGGCGTCGTGCGGTTGTTCCGCCGCGTTGCCACACGCCCCATATGGTCAACGCAGACGGGTCGTTCTCACTCTTTTCCGAGTAGGCCGGATCGAGTGACGCAACGACGAAGTCCATCGCCGGATATTTGTTCGAGGACGCAACGCCGTTCTCCTGCGCGCAGGCGTCATCGTAAAGTGTCCACCACGAGCGCTGAATGATGCCCCCGCCTCGAGGCGATGGGCGCTGTTGGAATTGTCCAGCCGTCGCATACGGCCCCATGACTTGTTTGTCGCGTTCGACGACATCCGCCGGAAACCTTTCCGGAAATAATAACTCGCCGTCCTCGCCTCGCGGATCTTCAAACCCGAGTTCCGTTACGCAGCGCCGTTCTGCCTCAAATTCCATCGGCAGCATTAGGTGGCAATACGGTAAATTCTTCTCAAGAATTATGCCCGACACATCGCCTTCCGCAAGGCGCTGCATGATGACGATGATCGCTGAGCTGTCTGGATTGGACAAACGTGTCGGGATTGCCTCCAAAAACGTCGTGATCGTCGATTCTCGTTGGACGTCGGACAATGCGCCGTCAACTGAGTGAGGGTCATCAATAAGAACGCGATCCGCTCTCACGCCCGTAAGTGATTGAAATGCTGCTGCTTCTCGAAATCCTGTCGCTGAATTTTCGAACTTTGACTTCTGGTTTTGGTCAGACGTCAACACAACATCTTTTCCCCAACGCGATTGGTACCAGTCGCTCTGCACGAGGCGCCGCATTTTAGTAGAATCACGAATGGCAAGGTTTTGACTGTGCGCGGTACACAGGTAGCGCGTCGAGGGCATTCCCCGCGGACCCCATTCCCACGCCGGCCAAAAGACGTTCGTGAGCAATGACTTCATCGTGCCCGGCGGAACGTTGATCAACAGACGCGTGATCTCGCCGTTCGTCACAGCCTCCAGGTGCATACAAATCGCATCAATGTGCCAGCCATGACTGTAGGGCTGCGCCGGTTCAACCGTATGCCATGCCTGCCGCACGAATTCCGCAAGCGATGCCGCGCATTGTCTTTTCGACTGACGCAACTCCCATTCAGCTTTCGCTTTTGCTCGCTCAATCAGCTCTGCGCGCGAGAGTGACCGATAGTGATTTAACGTCGCAAGCGCTTGCGCGTTCATGTGTTCACCTACACATCCCCCTCGAGGTCGTCCAACTCGCGTGTATCCTCGTCGCTGTCCTCGAGCAACGCATCCTGTTCGGCGTCAAGCAACGCCTGCTCTTCCATCACGACGCCCTCAATCACGTCGCCCATCAAGAATTGTAGAAGTTCGTTGTCGGACATCCGGTCGTAGGTGGACACTGTCGCATCGATCTGTTGGACAGCTTTACCGTAACCTCGGTCAAGGATCGAGTTCGCGGCTGTAACGCGAACAGCCGCGCCCGCCGTCTTGTCGCCCATGATCTCAACGAGGGTCTCAATTGCCTCCCGCGACTTCTCCCGCGCGAGTTGCTTTACGTCCCACGTAATCTTGATTTTTTCAATCGTGTCTTCCTTGCGCGGGCGACCTTTTCGGTTGCCTGTCCACGCCTCGCCCGCCTGAAACAGCGCCATGTTGTCAAACCCGCGATAGTGAATTCAAATTCGATGCCAGATATACTGGAACGTTGTTTCCAGTAAACATATTCCATCTGACCAGTAAAATAAACCACAGCACGCGCATTTCCGCCCGCACGCCCGAACAGCCTACATCCCGTTCCCCGAGATGTAAGCAAAACTACGCCCGGACGTAATCTCACAACCCGTTGTGCTCATGCGTTTTTCCTCCCGTGTTGACATCGAGATTACAAGATTACGCGATCTACGACCGTTTGCTATAACTTCTGCTAACACCCCTATTTTTTTCCCTGTTATATATTCACTACTAAAAATACTAATATTCTGCTGCTGTACATTATTATCTTGATGTAATCTTGTAAGTTAATAAATAAATAATTGAAAAAAAAGAAGAAGCGAGATTACATCCAGATGTAAGGAGGCGTAAGGAGACGTAATCTGGCACAGGCCCGACTACCTCGAAAACCGGAAAACATCAACAAAAACAAGCCCTCGAACCTTGCCGTCGGTGTATATAAAAAGCCTTGCTTGACAATTATATAAAAAGCCCTCAGAAAAACGGCAATTTCAGGCGTCCAAACAATGAGGCTTCTTATATATCGAGGATCTCATGAAAATTCTGCTCACAATCAAAGACGACACCCACAGAAGACTAAAGTTCGCGACGGCGAACGAACGAGTGTCCGTAACGCGCAAGGTCAACGAGTTGATTGAGGACTATGTCGCAACGTGCGCGAGTGAGCACGACGACGAGCTTGCGGCATTACTTGTCTCCTTAGAAACGCGAGGCGGCCGTGCGAAAAAGAAACTCACCTGATCATTAGAAACGTCGCGAACAAAAAGGATCCCCTGCATGAAAAAACAACTCCCCAAGTTCAACTCGCCGTTTGAAATGTTTGACTATCTCGTGAATGACGGCGTGCGCTTTCAGGTGAACATATCGTTCAAGACAGGAGAGCGGTGCACAGAATGTCACATCCACAGTGTGGGCAATGACTGGATGCATATTTTCATGATGCCTGTGGGTCTCGGGCACTGGATACGCATCGATGCGATTGAGTCAATCGACATTGTCGTGCCGTGACAAAGGGCACGGGTGACATACGAAACCCAACTAAATAATATTTGACAAAACTCCGCCGCGCGCCGCATAACGAACACCGTTCGCAATAACGCGCACATCGGAGTCATTCAATGCTATCCATCATTGCAAAACGCAAAGCCGTCACGATCACGGGTCACTTGACGCGCGAACTTTATACGTTTCTCGGATCACTACCCGGATACAAGAAATACACAGCAACGGGCGCCGTGTTTGCAGCGACCCGCCCGCACATTGATGCCTTCATGCAATCATTTCCGTCAATTGATATCATTGACGAGGACGGAACGATTGAAGCTCTGTATAAACCAATTCCTGCAATCGTCGAACATGAGCGCGTAACGACGGCACCTGTCGAGCTGTTTGCGCATCAAAAACATGCGGTCAATGTTGGATTGTCGCGGGAGTATTACGCATTTTGGCACGAAATGGGCACCGGAAAATCAGCAGTCCAGCTTAACCTTGTTGCGGAACTTGGCGCACGACAATTGATCGACCGGGCAATTATCTTTGCGCCGAAACGCGTTGTGCCGCAAATCCTCGACGAACAAATAAAAATTCACATGCCGCGCGACATAAACTATCGAGCAGCCGCATTTCCCTCAACGCAGGCGACAAAGGCCTTTCGATACCCAGACAATAATTTATTAATCGCGGTCTCGTCTTATGGCGCGCTTCAGTCAACGAAACAGACAAACGAGCTGATTGAATTTGCGAAGGGCGGCACATGCTGCGTCATCGCGGACGAGTCGCACAATCTAAAAGGGTGGACGACGAAACGACGCGAGAACTTGTGGCGCTTAAAACCATACGCGAAACGCAGATACCTGTTCTCCGGGTCGCCTGCCCCACTTGGCCCCGTGGACTTGTTCGCGCAATTTCAATTTCTGGACGAGAATCTACTTGGTCATTCATCATTAACATCATTCAAAAATGCCTATTGTCTCTTGGGAGGATTTGAAGGGAGGGAAATTATAGGATATCGTAATCTCAACGACCTATCAAAATCAACTGATCCGCATTGTGAATATATTCACATCAAAGATATCCAAGACATGCCGGAACAGATATACACGACGTTAAAACTCGAACCGTCGAAACAGCAAATTGATATTTATAAGCGCCTCAAAGACGATTTCGTGATTGCGATTGAACAAGCAACGCGTGCCGGCGACACGGAAATCAAATCGAAGATGGCGAAGAACGCAGCCGCGAAATTCATTGCGATGCAGCAGGTGTCGTCTGGATTCTTCTATGCAGACAAGGAACGTGAAGAAGATAAACGAGGCGAACTCATCATCCTCAATGACGACCGCGCAACATATATCGCGGAGGAATTAATACAGGGCGAGAAAACGGTCGTGTTTGCGCGATTTCATGCGTCACTCGATGCGCTGAAACGAGCATTTGATGCAAACGGGATCAAAGCCGTTGAATTATCCGGCCGCCGCACGGCGCAAGAAAACGACGACGCAAAAGACGCATTTTTGAACGACGATGAAACGCTTGTCTTGTATGCAACAGCTGCGAGCGGAGGCACGGGATTGAACTTGCAGCGCTCATCGAAAATTATCTTCATGGAAAACTCGTTCTCCTACGGGGATCGTGTGCAGGCGGAGGCGCGCATTTGGCGCGTCGGACAAAAGAATCACTGCCGCTATTACGACATTGTGCAATTTCCAATAGACAAGCTTGTGCTTGCGAACTTGCAAAAGAAACAGGACTTGTCGTCGCAGTTGCAATCACTCGCGGCGCTCAAAGAATTTGCAGGAGAACTCTAATGTCCATAAAAATCCGTTTCAAAATCCCAAATCACCCAGCCGACAAATTCACGCGCGACCCATATGAGCCGCCCCTCACGCTGCATGACATTGCGAAACACATCACGGCGCAACGGCGCCGCGTGCGAACGCAACAGCGCCTCATTCAAAAACTCATCGACAAGCGCGCATCACCGCGCACAATTGAAATGGCAAAATTTGCATATCTCACACTCGTTGCGACTTTGAACAAAACAGAACTCGACTACCACAAACAAAATTCAGACGCAAAGGCCGTGCATCGCGAGAAAATGAAAAAGAAAAAACTCGCCGTCATGTGGGCGCACAACGAACATGTTGACAGCGACGACTCTCTCACTTAAATATAATTTATCGTCGAAATCATTCGACATTGAGGAGAGTTAAATGCTGAAGAACATATTGCGCGAATTGTGCGACGTTTTGAACCACTTGGACAAGACGGGATATTTCAAAGACACACGTAAAAAGACAACGACATTTGTTGATGTGATCGTGAAAGACATCGAGAAACAGAAAGCGCGTGTAACCAAAAGTCATGAAATGCCGATCAGTGCGATTGGCAAGAAATTGACACCGAAAGACGCACTCGACATCTACAACGAAGATCGCATGTCGTATGAAGACATTGCTGCAATCTATGACGTATCGCCTGTGACCATATCACAAATCAAATCCGGCGGCACGTGGTGGAAAGTCACGGGCCACAAGCGTAACATCTACAATCGCAAATCCAAATAAGGAGATCTCACATGAACGACGTCACATCCCTCGACAGCTACATCAAACGTTTTACAAACCTTGAAAATGAGCGTCGTCAGCACGCAGAATTGTTCAAGGATTTGAAACTTGAGGCGAAGAATTCAGGTTACGACGCAGAAGCCATAATTGAAGTTGTAAGACGCATGATGGCTGACTCGAAGCGTCGCGCCATCACGAAAGAGAAAGCCGAAATGGCGCGCCTGTATGCAGAGAAGATTGGTCAGAAGGACCTGTTCTGATGACCGTATATGAAACGATCATCGTCGAATGCGCCTCGATCCTGTTCGTGACATTCGTTGGCACAATGCTGTTTCTTGTTTGGAGGACGCGCGATGACTGACTACACAGACCTAATCGCACGGCTGCGCTTATCACAAACCGGAGGCATTCACTACGAAGCCGCCGACGCATTAGAGGCGCAGGCGAAGCGAATTGCGGAGTTGGAAAGTAAGGTGGCATGTGAAACCGCGTCTAATATCGCCACGGCTAAACTGAATGGTAATCTGCTTGAACGCATCGCGGAACTTGAAAAAGCTTTGGACGCTTTCCACAAAGACCCTGAAAACCCAGATGCTGCTGTTCTGCGTTACAAGGCGATTGCGTCGAAGGCAATCAATGAGCAGGTTGAAATTCGCAAGGAATATGAAGCCCGAATCTCGGAGTTGGA